TTAAAGGAAAAGCCCGAATGGCATATGCCCTTGGCGGCGACCGAAGAGCCCCATGGCATCGGCTTGGCACACCCATGGCCGGATTGCAGACCATGGAGGCAATGCTCCAGGCCGCAGAAGCAGACTTTGATGTTATTCTCACCCGCGTAGCAGCCGTTGATGACGAAGGTAATTTGATTCGCAATGCAGACGGAAGCGTTTTGATGATTGAAGACAGCAGAGCAACAGTTCGTCAGAATACTGATGGCTCTTTTAATCCCCTGGCAACAGTCGGCACGCGTTATGAGGTGCGTCAGAATCGCGAAGTCCTAGAGCGCGCACTCGCTATCGTCGGCGCATCAAGCGGTGATGCAGTAATGGATACCGTTGGTGTTCTAAAGAATGGTGCACGATTCTTTGCAACTGTTGAACTGGGCGGAATCGTTATTGACCCACAGGGTGTTAATGACAAGATTGCTCGCTATCTAGTCGTAAGTTCGGGACACGACGGCGTATGGCCGATTCGCTATGCAAATACTGACATTCGCGCTGTGTGTAGTAATACCGTGGTTCTCGGCTTACAGAAAGCGGAGAGGGTGTTCGTAGCAAGACACACAAGAAATGTTGATGCCACAATTGAAGATGCACGCAATGTACTGAAGCTTTCATCCACGTGGGGACGCGAGTTTTCCATAGAGGCAGAGAGAATGCTGGGCATCCCAGTTCCTATGGGTTCAAAGAAACTCGATGACGTTATAAACACAGTTTTCCCTCAAGCGGCCAAAGAAACGGAGCGCCAGAGAAAAACACGCGACTCCATTCACGAAACGATTCGCTCTATTTACATAAACGACCGAAACGCTGCCAAGTTCGGATTTAATGCCTGGTCGACGTACAACGCTGTTGTCGAGTACTTGGATTTCTATCGTTCTGTAGACAATGCTTCAAGTGCAGTTGCGTCAATGGATGACACATCAGCAATTACGCAAAAGAAGTTGCTCGCACATCGCGTGGTGATATCCTAGTTGGATGGCATCCAATGATGATTACTCAGAGTGGGACGAAGAAGACATAGCAGGGCTTGACGATGAGTCCTATGAACGAGATGGGGACGAAGATTCACCAATGTCCGAGTTGCAAAAAAGCATGTTTGAGAGTCGCGTTATTGGCACATTCGTAAGAAATGCATATGAGTTCGGTGGGACCAATACATTGCTTGAGGTCTTATCGTGTGTTGAGCGCAAGATGGGCTGGCGAACTGAAATAATCGCCGACAAGAACGCTCTCGACGACTACATGTTTTATCGTCATGAAACATTCGATGAGGAGATATGGTCTTACTACGCGAACTCTGACCAGTACTCGGAGTTGATACACAAAGTTGCTTTTCTATCAGAACATGCAATGAGTGATTTCGTGGAGCTTTATTCTAAGTCTGGAAGCCCGAAGAAGACATTCCGCAAACAACTGCGCAACATCGCTTGGAAGGTTTTCAAGAAACTGTCTCAATAGGTTGACATGTCTTTCCCTTGGGGTTAGGATACCTAAACGCATCCAAGGGGGAGTATGACAACAGACCGCAAGACACTGATTAATCTGGTCAACAGCAATTGGCAACTGCCAGAGCCACTCGATGTTCCAGTATTTAAGAATGCAGCGTGTGCTGGTTTGCCAACAGAGTGGTGGTTTCCTGAAAAGGATGGTGGCGCGTCAATCCGCAACAACACCGCGAGGGCAATAGAAATTTGCAATTCATGCGACGAGAAGCGCAAGTGTGGTGACTTTGCAATAGATAATCCGAGCGTTCACGGTATATGGGGTGGGCTTTCCGTTAAACGACGCAGCAGGGCTCGCACGGCTATCCAACGAGCGCATTCGATGGAGCGAGCGCATATTCATCCTCCGTATTCGGAGATGCGCAAACAAATAGAATTAGGACCTCGTGGCCCTTTATCAATCTGAACCAGTAGCAAAACTACTTTCTCGTCTTAGCAATGTTCGAGAGGCCAACGGGCAGTGGATGGCGGCATGTCCTTGCAGAAACGATGACGATACTCCCTCGCTTGCAGTAAAAGTTGGCAACGATGACGAAGCACTTGTTTATTGCCATAAGGGCCTCTGTGATGCACAAAAGATATTCGAATCGTGCGGTCTTGACCTGGTCGATGGATTTGCAAAAGACCGCGACGACTACGAGCGCAAGGAAAAACCAGCCAAGCCATTTAAAGCCGCTAGTGTTTCACCCGTGTCGGCGCCAAAACAGAAACGAAAGCTCGTCAAGACCTATCAGTACCATGATGAAGATGGAAACGTTCTGTATGAAAAACTTCGCTATCAAACCGACGATGGTAAGAAGTCATTCGCGCATCGACGTCCTGACCCTGATAATCCAGGCGAATACCTTTACAACCTAAACGACACCCGTAAGGTTCTGTATCGCCTTCCTGAGCTGTTAAAAGAAATTGCCAACAACGAAGATGTATGGCTTGTTGAGGGCGAAAAAGACGCTGACACAATGCTTGAGAAGTTCGGTATACCAGCAACAACCATGACCAACGGAGCGAACGCTTGGCAGCCTGACTACACGATGACCCTGGCTGCAGCTACTGCTGTTTGCATTATTGCCGATAATGACGACCCTGGCAAGCGACATGCGATTAGCGTTCGCGATGAAATCAATGCCGCCGGTGGCAATGCAACTGTATTCGTATCCAAGCACGCAAAAGATATATCCGACCACGTCGCCATGGGGCACGCCATTGACATGGAGACCATGTTCAAACTTGAGTCGTATGTAAGCGATGAGCCCGACAAGGAAGTGGTCCAAGAAGAAATTGAACTGTCGGATGAAGAAAAGAATGAGGCCAGTGAGGCAAAACCAGAGGACAAACTCCTGGAACAGATTCAAGAGATTGTCGCATCCGAGCGTTTGTCTTTGCAGCAGAAGCTCAGTCGAATTACGCATGCCGCAAGTAGCTTCACTACGGCCTCGTTTGAGGACTATGGGCGCACTGTTAACTGGCAGGAGTTCTTGCTTGAGGCAGAGGATGACTCTTACGAATGGATTATCCCAGGTTTGCTAGAGAAGCAAGAGCGCGTAATCGTTGTCGCCGCTGAGGGCGTAGGAAAGACGATGCTTGCGCGTCAAGTAGCAATAGCTTGTGCTGCCGGATTGCATCCATTTACATTCCAGCCAATGCCACCCGTGACGACGCTAACAATTGACCTAGAAAACCCTGCACGAATTATTCGTCGCACATCACGAACAATCATGGAGCAGTCAATTCGCCTGTCTCACGCCAAGACGGTTGACGCTCATCTACACATTCATCCTTCCGGTTTGGATTTGGCTTCAGCCAAGGACAGGGCGTTCGTTGAGCAACTCGTGGATAAAATCAAGCCAGGGCTAATTTGCCTTGGACCCTTGTACAAGGCGTATGTCGACAACGGCTCACTAACAAGCGAAGCTCTTGCTGTTGAGGTAGCAAAGTTCCTGGACCACATCCGCGACGTATACGGGTGCGCTCTATGGCTGGAACACCATGCGCCACTGGGTGCCACCAATTCAACACGTGAACTTCGTCCGTTTGGTTCTTCCGTATGGTCTCGTTGGCCGGAATTCGGTATCTCGATTACGCCAGACCCACTGAGTCCGGAAGGCTATGTTTATGATGTGAAGCATTTCCGTGGTGCCCGTGACAAGCGCGCATGGCCGACAAAGATGAAACGTAGCCTCCGCTTGCCATTTGAGGTTCTAGAATTTATGAAGGAGTAATAATGGCCACAGAAAAAAAGCCCTTAACGCGAGAATTCCTCGTAGAGAGGGATTTACGCATATTCAAGATGAGGCAAGCCGGTGTGGCTAGCAATGAGATTGCCAGAAGGTTTGGTATGACCACGTCTGCTGTAGGCGTGGCAATTCGTAGACAGCTAGAGAAGCTGAACAAGGAAGCCTTGATGGCTTACCCAGAAGTTCTCCGGATGGAGCTAGAGAGACTCGATGCATTGCAACAGTCGGTGTGGCCTTTAACGCAGTATCGAAAGGTGAAGGCCGACGATGGCACAGAGATACAGATTGAGCCAGACCTGAAGGCGGTTCAGACCATGCTTTCCATAATTGATAGACGTTCGCGCCTGCTTGGCATGGACCAAAACAACATCAACGTACAGATGGACGTGTCTGCAACTGCGCCAATTAGGGCAACCCTTGCTGGTGCCGTAGCAAACGACATCAAGACGCAGTTCTCCCCAGAAGCAGAAGCCCGTAAGTTGCTTGAGATAATGGGGAATAGCGGCGTGCTCACAAAAGAGTACGTAGACGGTATTCTCGGGCAAGCCAAAGACATACCTGCTGCTATTGATGCCGAACTGATTGAACTAGAATCTGGGGAATGATACATCCATCAATCAAGAAGCTGGCGATGTCTATCGACTCGCTGCTCCCACTCGAAGGCAACCCACGCAGAGGTGATGTCGACGCGATTGCGGCATCCTATTCAGAGTTTGGGCAGGTTAAGCCAATCGTTGTGAAAGACAACGAGGATGGCACGTACACAGTCATCGCCGGTAACCACCAGCTACAGGCCGCAAAGAAGCTTGGTTGGAATGAGATAGCTGCTGTTGTGTTGGATGGTGACGACCAGCGCGCTATAGCTTTTGCTCTTGCCGACAATAGAACCATGGAACTCGGGAATACCGACCAGGGTCAGGTAATCGATATGATTGCGGAGCTTGGAAACGAGTATTCGGCACTGCTGGACGACTTAAAGTGGGATGACTTTGAGATGGCCGCCATGACTGAATGGCAAACCAAGAACAACGAAGAAGACGAGAACGAGCAAAGAGGCTATATTGCTCCTGTTATGCAGAACACTGTCAATTTCGACAATGTCGAGATTGAAGAAGGTGCAGATGGCGAGCAGAGGTTCACTGCTAATTCAAACATAGATTCAGGAGATGCAGCAATCCGTGGTAGTGCAGCAGTTGGGGCAAGCACTTCATCGCAAGCGATTGTTCAATACACTCTTGTCTTTGATACCCCTGAACAGCAGAAGGACTGGTACCAGTTCATACGGTATCTGCGCAGTTCACCCGTGTACGCCGGGAATACAACTGCTGAGCGTCTTATGGATTTCGTACGCTCGCACGCTGACTACTAGTACAGGCTCCTAACGAATCCAACGTCACCCATGGTTCTGGCTTTGCCCTTAGCTGCAAGGTCCACCCATACGCCTTTCTCGTTGTATCTGTCATCTGACAGGTCTCCGTCCACTAATGGAAGACCGTTGTATGAATCCATAGTCTTTTGCGTCTTGTGTCTATTGGTCACGATGGCTGCGGTTCCACCATTGCGTATGAATGACTGAACCTTGTCCATGTCGCTGTTCTCGTTGACGCTATAGACAACTCTGTAGCGACTTCCAACCATTCCGTCTCCGCTTAGAATCGCTGGGTTCTTGGTGTAGTCATATACAAATACGTTGTCCATTCCGGCTTCGTTGTTGGCTAAAGACGTAAGAATGTTGTACCAACGCAAATCGCTATTTACGTTAAGTCTGACAAGCACCGTATCTTGTTCATTGGAGTGCTTCTTAATCTCGGAACCAAGTATGCGCACAAAGTCCGTGGGATGCTTGGCTAGGAACTGGGTCTTTACATTGCGAGCTTTTTGCACACTGTTGTATCGCCCGTTGCCGTTGTCTAGAACGCAAACGCTTGTGCAATGGCCGCGCCAGGCACATGTCTCAATACCGGAAACATTGGCGTGCTGAATCGTCAGACCAACTGTGTATATCTTTGACTTCTTTAGCTTGTGCTGAACACTGGGAAGAGTAAGGAGGTTGGCGTATGAGCCGAATTCGTTTTGCTGCCTGAACTTCAGCCAACTGGCCCGTGCCTCTTTTAGGCCTGTGCCTTGCACGCCATCAAGAAACGCGTTGTTTAACTCGCTTGCTCTTAACTGCAGCACGCTGGTGAGTATTCGGTTTTCGTCCATTATCCAAATCCTTTAGATAGCTATATCTATATATAAGCATACCTATAAGGACTCCATGGAAAAGACCTAATCCAAACCCGACGTAATACATCAGAGTGGTCACGACATGTATTCTTTTAGTTCTCTTTCAAGCTGGCTTTCGCCTCGTGCGCCCGTAAGTGTCTTGACTGGCGTGCCGTCCTTGAAAACTACGATAGTCGGAATACTGAAGATATTGAATATCTGGGCAATCTCTGGGTAATCGTCGATATTGACTGTTCCAGTCTTGAAGTGCATGGAGTGCTTTTTCCCAAATGACTCGAATTGCGGTTTCATGACGCTGCACGGACCACACCAGGGCGCCCAGAAGTCAATGATGACGTGCTTGTCGCCATCTAAGAAATCTGGAAGCGAATCGCTTGTTACTTTTTCGACCATGACTACTATCGTACCGGACAGGCGCCCGTACTGCAATCTCCCAGGTCCAACAGCTCCGACTGTGATGATACGAGGGGGACGCTGAAGTCGATTTTGGAGACCATCTTTGTGTATTCATCTTTGGTTATCTCCTCGTATGGAGGGAGTGGGAAGTTGTGGTCACTGTGGAGAAGGAACGACACCGATTTTACACCTTTGTCATAGTTCTTGGACAACCATTCACGGATAGAGTCAAGCTCTTCCTTGCGGTAGTACACAGTTACCGATACGGCATTATCTGCCCATACGGTCTGCATCTTTTTGACCCATTCAAGCTGTTCGATAGCAGTCATGCTGGCTGCCAACACTGCGCCCTCTGGTGACTCGCATGGGAACTCGACCACATACTTGGTGTGGTCTTCACGTCCATCTATGCCAATATCCCAGAGCACCTTGTACCCGCGAGCACGGCAACCTGCCACTAGCGGGTCGGCGGCACCGAAACGAACACGACGAATGTAGTACTGCGCAAATCCTGGGTGTATGCCAGGTGTATTGCCCGGGAGGAGGGCCAGCGTCCCTGATGGTTGGACCGTAGTCAAGCGTACTGATTCTGGCCATCCATTCTCCGCTGAGTACTTCTTGTCGAACTCACGGAGGTTCACATAGGCCTCATCAAGCCACTGAATCTTTTCCTCTTCGACCTGGAGGATACCCGTAACGCTTTGACCAAGACGAGCGTTTTTACGAACAATCTCTGTGGTCTTTGCATACGGATAATCAAGACGAGTGATTTGCTTTTGAATCTTATAGAGGAGTGTCGAAATCTCCTTGAGTTGCTCTACTGATTCGACGTTTGGCAAGAAGATGGTAGAGAGGTTGCATGACTCGCCATCAGCAAGAGCAATCTCCGCACAAGGGTTGAATCCCTCGATTGTGTTATCTGTCATCTTCTCGCCAAGGCGACCGTACGTGCGTGCAAGCTTGCGGTTAACGAGACCATATGGCTCACCTGAACCATCGTATCCCTTCCACAGTTCTGGCATGATTTCTTCGTAGGCGTCTGCATAGATGCTGTTGTTGGAGTTGGCGCGATATGCAGGGACAGTACCCGTAGACCAATTCTTGGCACGAAGGAAAAGCACGTCATCTGGGTCTCCGATTGCAATCTGCGCTGAACGGCGCGACGAGCCAGACACGACAATGCGACCAATGATGTTGCAAATGTCAAGTACGTCAATGGAGCGAAGCTTCTTGCCTTCACGATTCTGCATCACCTTTGATATGTCTGCAATCCCTTCGATGAGTGCGCCTGGACCTGATGCTGTGCCACCGAATGTCTTGAGTGGTGCACCGAATTCACGAATAAGAATTGTGGAGTACGAGAAAGACTTGCCCGTGTCGAAATATGACTTCAACACCGAATGAAGAAGTCGCTTCCAACCTTGACGCGAATCTGGGACGATGATGTCTGCATCGTTGGAGCGTTCGTGAGTAACTGTTACGCCTGACTTAACCTTTGGCAAGTCGTGAATCTTGGAGCGCTCAACAGAGAATCCAACGCCACCACCAAGCATGAGGTACTCAAACAGTAATTCAAAGTCTTCGATTGTTTCGATGTTGGTGAAGTAGCAGTTGTTCAGCGACGTCGCATTGAACTTCTTGACCAGTGGCGTTCCAAGTTGCCAAAGTGCTCGGCCGGAGAGTGAGCAGCGCAGATTGAACATGTGGTCGAATAGCGTTTCTGCTTCTTGTTGTGTGAGCGGTGTGCCAATTTCGACAGCACCGTTGATAGCCCGTACGACAGTTTCGGTCCAAGTCTCATTGCGATTCATCTCCTCGATTGGGCGACTGTATGTACGTAGATAAACGACTTCTCCAAGTCCACCAAAACCCCAGGGTGTTTTCTTGTTGGCATAGCTTGCAATGAATTCTGGAGTGAGCAACGACATTATTAATTTCCTTTACGTAGGGATTGAGTGGGTTTACAAGTTTATATGAGAAAACAAAGTCATGCGTCTAGTTGATTTCCATTCCCAACTCTTTAGCTTTTTCAAGCGTGACTTGTTGTCCCTTTCTTGCGAGCAGTACCCTAGCAGTCGTAAAAGGGGAAATCTGTCTTTCGCCCCAAATATCCTCGTCGACATATATCGTGCGAACTTCGTCAAGCGTTGTAGATTCGACTGATGCGAATGCTATGTGGATATTCTGTGGATTGTGGTCTTCTGGTGTGCAGTCACCCGTAGGGTGTCCACAGACCAGGCAAGGTTCCCTGGTTGCTCTATGGAATTGGATATCGCCATAGATTGTGTCTTGCGAATAGAACATGTCTGACATTCAACAATTCTACACCTGTTGTGTTTCTGCAGGAAATTGATAAGCTGCAGTATGACAAAGAGTCGCTCGAGATACATAATCTCAAAACCGAATCGATTGCCACACTTTAAGCCCGTAGTGTTTATTAAGCGAGGCTCTACACCAACCAAGTCAGTATTGCATTATTTGAAGATGAAGCGTGGCGTGCCTGCTACTGCAAAGCAAACAAAGGACATGTTCCCTCGATTCTTCAAGGGCCCCTCTGATGCAGCTCGAATCCTGAGGACTCTTGAGCGCAGGGGTTTTGCGGAAAGCGTATACGACGGAGCTTGGCGTATAACCAGCAACGGCCTACAAGCAGTCGACCTTCTTGCTCACAGAGACAAGAGGGACTTTGCTGAACTGGAAGATGATGAGTTCTAGTTAGAACTTGAACCAGTTGAGGAAGCGACGCTTCGTCTTGGGGTTCTTCACATCACCTGCGTAGATAACAACTGCTGGCTCTTGCTTGACGAGAGGCACAACAACGGTCTCTTCAACCTTGGCTGTATCTGGCTGCTTCTTCGCAGGAGTCTTCTTCTTGGCAGCAGCCTTCTTCTTTGGCGCTGCCTTCTTCGTTGTCTTCTTGCTGGATGTTTTCTTTGTTGTCATGGCGTAAACGCTAGTACACCCGTAGGCACTTCTGGCGGAACCTTGACGTGATGTAGCGTTGAGTGTGAGGTTGGATTCATTCTATAATCGTCTTGACAAGATTGCTCTGGCTTTGATGTCTGGTGTTGAGGCAAAGAATGAGTCGGTCAAAGAGTTCGGCATAGGCGAGGACCTACCTATCAGTATCTTCTGCTGGAAGGACGACAGACTCAAGCTGATGATGCAGCTGAGGGCTGACATACAGAAGGCAACACCAGAGCAACGCTTCGATGCTATAGCGACTGCTGCTTTGGTCACCCGTAAGGGCTGGGGCATCGACGAGTTTACTCTGGTATCCGAGGCGTACGTAAGCCATGACCCTTCATTGACAAAGGGTATCGAGTTAAAGAAGGCGTTCGTTGACCCTGAGTACAACGTGGGCGAGTGCCTGACGGTCATGCATGTGGACGTAGAACGTGTGACATTCGTAGTCAAGACCTACAAGTATGACGTGCCACGTATGGTCGTATGGGCTGATGAGGAGTACGAACCTGGCTCAACAATGGTGCGGTCACAGGACGGCAAGTATCCCAATATGTTTAGCAAAGTAATTAGTTCGATAGAGCAAGAGCAAGAACCATTCGATGCACAAGAGTTCTACAACACTTTGTCACACGGACTAATTGAGTCGGGCTTTTATTGTCAGATATTCGACTAACACAGCAGTAAGTCTGACGTTTGTATATTTGGACAAAGCAACAGTCTGGCTATATGGTTTTCGTTTGTTATAGCAAAAACTAGCTTATATAGTCAGCAAAAATCTGGACAATATTCTGGATGATGTTTTGTAAGTTGTTGCTTGCACTGTCAGGAATCTAAACGCAATAAACGCAACGGTCGGTAAGGCTGTTTGGTTGTCTCACCTGATAGCCCCGATTGCAAACTTTCCGGCTGCCGGTTGGGTGGGGGGGAGCGCGCGTGAGATTTTTTTAGCTCACTTAGTTTCGGATAGATTTATCCAATTGTCTGAGTGTTCGCTGAATGTATATAGCGTCCATTCAAGGAGAAGTCGTGCTCTCTTTTGCGAACCCGCATTTCGATAGATGCCCTGTCGTGGAGCCTGGGGCTATTCTTCCGTTCTTTTCTGAGTGCAAGGATGAGTTCTGTGAGTGCAGACATGTGCGCGTTTCTTTCTTTTGTATTGAGCGCACTAGTGTATGGCTTCACAAGTCACTATTGGCATCACTTTTGATTAATTGACTGTTAATTAGTTAGAGCAGTCCTTGAAGCGAAATGCTTGTGCGTCTCGTGCTTTAACGATGTGCTCACCCTGCAAAATTAGCCGGTCCAAATCTTCGTTGGATAGATTTATATGGTTTATCAGCATGTCTGTGGTATTCCGATGCATCACACAGCGTTCCTCATTAATAAACGAACTAAATATCTTTGAGACGTTTACGTTTATGCTTTCTTTCATTGTTTGTTTTCTGGAACAGAAGCCATCAGGATTGAACGTAGCGAGAAGGCAAGGGCGTTATTTGTTTCAAATGAGTCCCAGAGTACGTTGTGATTTATTTTTGAGTTCTCTGATTTGCTGCTAATTGCGGCGATGCTGGAATCAGCCATTTTCTCGTGATACAGGAAAGATTCGATGAGTTTTTCTATGGCCTTATCTTTGTCAATATCGTCAAGTGTTATTCCAAGATGCACTTGTAGTTCGGTGTTTTGATTAGTCATTTCTCTTCCTTTTCGTCATAGTTGTGGTTGTAGAGCATATCCATTACATCCTCCGGATACAAGAGGAACCCCCTGGCTGGATTATCGGCGCCGCCCAGGTTGATTTTCTTCTCTTCGCAGAACTTATTACTATTTAACCGTAAAAAGCGCTTGAGTCGAGATACGTCTATCACCACGAATGCTCCTTGAGGTGCATATATATACACCCACCATTTTGCTGTGGTGATATTGATTCCACTAAGTACCCAGATTGGGTTCCCGTTTTCGTCTTTTGCGGCCCGAGGATTTTGATTTGTTTCAATCACCATTCGACCGTTCCTGTATCGGTCGCTTTTTACCTCGAAGTTCCCTCCAGACATAGCCTCAAGAAACTCACTTACGAGAGATTCTCCTTGGACGCCATATTCCAGGTCTTTTTGGAAGTCAAACTGCCTTCCTGGAATATCGTAGAACTTGCTCATGTGGATAAATTTATCTGAAAAAAATCGCTTTTGCAAGCCTGTTTACAGATGTGTCATTTGTCTCTATGGGTCCAAAAATAATCAGCCGGCTATGAGCCGAAATAAATTTATCCAAAGAGGTTGCATTGCTGGTAGCCATCGGTTAGAGTGGCTATCGCTAGAAGGTACACCTAACCAAGGAGCAATAAATGACTAGCAAATACCAGCAATTGAAGAAAGCAGGCCTCATTAGCCGAGGTCGTAGCAAGAAGAAGATGACCAAGGAGGAAATCAAGGACCGCGAAGAGCGTGCCAAGATTGCCAACCGTCAACGCCAGGAAGCCCGCCGTCGTGCGTCCATCATCCTCCAGAAGTCCTACAAGGACGAGTTTGATGACCTCTATCAGCGTGAGCTTGAAGAGTTGAAGTCTGCCCCAGAGCAGAACTGATGGGATATGGACTACTGGGGGGACGGTTACCTTTTATTGGAAGGTGCCGTCCCCCAGTCTGTTCTGGATGAATATCTGGGGAGACTAATTCCTGGGGAAAACCATGGACCAAATTCGTATCTGAAAAACAGAAGCGATTACGTAAATCCAGATTTATCCCGGGTATACAGGCATGTCGACGCGGCAATTAGCGATATCGGCCTTGCTCCAATGCTTGCAGAAGCGCGTATGTATAGCTCTCGCATCTTTTGGCACAGAGATTGCAACCAGAACGACAAAGAATCCGGCGATTCATACTGTGGTGCAATTTTTGCCCTTGAGGACATGGAGGATGGCTCGGGCGAATTTGAGTACATCCCTGGCTCTCATCTTTGGGAGATTGACCCGATTGTCATAAACGAGGTTACGATTAAGACACAGCAGGCGGAATGTTTTCACTACTACCAACGCCTGGTTGATGCCAGACAGCCAGAAATCAAGCGCTTTAGGCATAGGGCGGGTGATGTAATGATTTGGCACGGACATTTGCTTCACCGCGGAGCCGAACCTACGAACTATTCAGCCAGGAGACATTCCCTGACTATTCACTACTCGAAAAGCTAGGCGCCTTTTCTTCCGTTGTTCCCCATCATGTCGCCAATTGTTGGCAGGTACTTGTCACTCATGGTTTTGATTCGGAGTGCGTCAGTGCGAAGGATTTTTTGCGCAGCTTCAATTTTCGCATTTTTTAGCTTAAGCAGATTGACTTCCGTAATGAGGTCGTTAATAAGCTTTTTCATTTCTACGATTTCTTCTTCCATGCCACCTCCTATGAGCGATTTCAAATCATAGCGGACACTAGCCGCCGTGGTGATTAGCGTTTGGCAACTACTCCGTCGGGAATGATGGCAAAACGACAGTATCCATCTGGCTCAACGTTCATGGAAATTATTGAGCACGAGGAGCCGCCCTGATACAGGACGCAATTGGAGCATTTGACACCGATTCTCTTGTTGTCATTCTCTTTTGCTGGCGTATAGCCGGCCCAGATTCCGGTTCGGTCTTCATTGAATTTGCCGTACTTTTTCGCAATCATCAAGAGGGCATTCGCCAGGTCTCTTTCTTCATCTACAAGCTGGCCCATCTTGTCGCCGGGCTTTTCAACCACGAGTTTGGCGCCATTTGTGAGCACTGCTATGAGCTTTTCGAATCCATGATTATTCATATGTATATATTGTGGCATAGATTACAAGGTCTCTAGCCAACGCTGACAAGGTCGACGATTAGGTGAATTCTGTCAGTTGTGCCACCGTTGATAACGGAGTGGTACTTGTTTGTATTGTCTATTGCCCATGCCTGGCCGGCTGGTATATTCATTGATTCTTCAGCCACTGAAAACAGGCATAATTCGTTTGTTTTTACAGCTAAGTGAACTCTATGGGATTTCGCCGTTATTGGCCCCATGTCTCTGTGTCGCTTTATTTCCACCCCTGCCCTGAGGTTTGTTAGCATTGACTGCCTCACGGAGGTTTCGCCAAAAATTGGAATAGACAGAATACGAAGCTCCTCTATGTATTTTGAAATCGCATTATGTATTTCGTGGTGGATAAGTTTATCCGCGGATGGATTCGGATTATAAATTATCGGTATCGTATCGGTTTTCTCGGCTGCAGCACCACCTCTAATTTTTCTGTCTTTATATCTGCGCCAATCTTCGTCACTGAATGATTCAACTAGTTTGAGGAGTTCGTCAAATGAAGGAAGAAATCCAACATATTTAAAAGAAAAATCTTCTCTCATATCTCCCCAAAAATACGAAAGGCCCCACCTAGGCTTTTCAGCTTTGGTGGGGCCCCTCGCGGGTTATTAATCAGTTAAGGCTTAGGCCTCTGGTGCACTGTCGAACGTGACCTTCACGAACGCTTCTGGTCGCTTGACAGCAAGAGCAAGTCTTTGCTCTGCCAAGATGACAATTGCGTTGCGGATGAAGAAGTCCGAGTGCTGTTCGCTGATTCGGATGCTTGCTTGCTCACGGTCGTAGAGCTGAGCACCGGTACCGAAGGCGCCGACGAGAGCTGTGCCCTCGGTCATTGCTGGGGTATCGATAACTGGCATTCTCCACACTCGTGGCTCGCCACCCATTGCCACTGATACAGCGACCAGGTACTGGCCGTTTGCATCCTTGGTCAATTCGATGTCTTCCCAATCGTTCGGGTGAAGAACGATGCCCGTTGGCTCATAGTAAGCCAAGAAGGACAAGGTTGCCGCGCGACGAAGTGCATCTGCCTTGGTGTCTGCAACCGGAGTTGAAGCACCAGCTGACCAGTCGTAGTCTTGGATGCCAGCTGTCTGAAGAACGCCGGTCAGGTTTTCGCCCGAGCCGTTGCCGTTCAGAATCTGGTTGTCCTCGAGGAGACGGAGGCCGTACATCAACTCATTGTCGATGATGCTGCGAAGCTGCGGCTCATCGGCAAGAACGTTACGGTGTGCTGCTTCCCAGTGCGCGAGAGTGCGAACTGGAGCCTGCTCACCAACGAACTGGAACGACGACTGTGGCTTGAGGCCAAACGTTGCTGAAGCTGAACGCTCGGCAACTGCAGCCGCATTGTTTGTGCCACCGCCCGAGAGGGTTGTGAAGCCCAATTGGCGGAAGTACTCAATGACGGCAGCCGATGTCGTGCGAACTGGGAACAGGTCGCGGACGCGCTTCGTGCGGGTTGGAGGAGTGACGATTGGGTCTCTCTGGATTGTGCCGAACGAACCAGGTGTACCTGATGGCAAAGCCGAATAGACGTCCTTGACGTTGTACGAGGTCATCGATGCGGCAATCTGCCATGGTGCAACCATGTTTGCGCCGTTACGACCACCAGCCAATGACTTGAACTCATTTGACTCGACGAACATCTGACCAATGGTCTTGATTTCGCGCGATGTCAGCTGATTGATGTCAGCAGCGCCAGCAGCGTGAGCCTGAGCAATCGATGATGTGGACTCTGAGTTGCCCCAGCTTGACACTTCATTCATTTGCTCAAGACCCTCAATGAGGCCCTTGATTTCGCGGATATCAGACATGTTCTTATCGAACGCAGTCTTTTGTTCTGAAGACACAACTACGGTGCCTTCCTCGACCTTGAACGAATCGGCAATTGCCTTGTTCTCAGCCATTTTTGTGCGGAGTGCTGTTTGCAGCTCCTTCACTCTTGATTCATCGTGCGATGACATTTTAACTCTCCTTGTTTTAGAGTCTTGAAGTTGGTTTGGAATTCATAACACTTCGACTCAGGTGAGCACCCAGCCTTATATGTCTAGTACCTACAGTATCAAACTAATTGTTGTGTGTAGTGGATGTTTTGATAACTACCACATAAATTCAGTTTGGTAAAATAACCCCTTGACCAGAGTTTCTAATTTCCGTAACTTGGTTTTTTATTCTTCTGTACAAAGCCATGTTTTTAGGAGACGGGTCCACCCCAACTTCTTCGAGTGTTTTGTATGTGGACGCCGCAAAAATGATTGCATCCATTGGGTTATTTGAGTCGTCTGGATTTTTTGATTTTTTTGCCATGACTATTTTCCTTTGCCTTTTGGACCAAGTTTAGTGCGTTTTACTGACTTTTCCTTAGCAATGCGCATGTCAAGAATTATTTCTTCCTCGCTGCGACGTGTCAAATAAGCAAATACTTCTTCCTTGGCAACCTGAAGCTCTTCTAAAATTATGTCGTCTTCGTCTCTGGCAAACCTGCGCGCAAACCATTCAGCCACGTCCTTGCTAGTACTCCATGACATACCGAATTCTTCCGGGTCACCACTTGAGTACCCACGATACACGGTGAATTTGTTGGGAAGTTTGCCAAGCTCCGCTCGCTCGTCATCGTTCATGAAGAAATCACGGGAGCCACGATTGCTCTGGAGAAGCTCAAGCCATCTGTCAGATTCCGTTCCGATGCTTTCACTATCAACCCAGATGCTTGAAAGATTTTCCCAATATTGCTCATCTGTCATTTCGTCCATCACGTCTTCGAAAGCTTGTATTCTGTAAGCCCTTTCATGAAGGTATATATACTTGCTCCAATTTTTATCTTTATATGCTTCTTCTGTTCCTTTGCGTTTTGCATCAATACCATTGTTTAGGTAGTCAATCATGTTTGGCGCAACTGGACCAATCCAGAAAAGGAGAGGATGTTTTATCGCTTTCCCAAATAGGTCATCGTCAACCATGTAGTCTTTGAGCTCATCATCAAGGTCGTCAAGACTCTTCCAGGTGCTCGGGTCTCCAAACGGATTTTTGGAATTCATTGCTCCGGTTATGGTTCCTTTTCTATTGAACTTTGCCTGCGCGCTCTTCATGAAGTCCATTGGAATACCGTATTCCCAAGCAAACTTTCGTCCAATTGGGTCGGTTGCAGTAACTCCAACTGCAGACATTTCGGTAAATGCTTGTTCTAGTTTTTTGACAATTGCATCACCAAGTACGCCTTCTGCGTATTCCGTGATTTCGTTGTCGTTTAGTGTCCCGATTTTCTCATCATCAAAGGGCCATACTGCCGACAAACTGCTTTTTTCACGGTAAGCCCAAGTAGCAAAAATATGATTAGTGCGCATATTTTTAAGTCCATCTACCAGTTCTTTGTCTGATATTCCGTCTCGCAAATAAGACGAGATAAGTTTTCTAAACGGAGTTGATTCTTTTGCATACTTGAACATTGTGGTTAGCTGTTCGTTGGATTTAGCAACTTCGGCCAGAATGCCAGATGATTTATAGCGGGTCAGGTCAGGAGCTGGGTCGCCAACAGACATTGGCGGCACACCATCAATTGGTATGAGAGGCCTATCACTTCGGCCTCGGCCCGGGATTGGCATATCGTCTTCGTCTGTGGGCGAGTCATCCCAAAATGATTTGTAGTAATCTTCCTCGGCATCACGGATGTCCTCATCCGTATACAATGGGTCCTCGGTAATGTCGTTTTCTTGATAGATTGGGCGAGGTGGGCCATCTGGCTCACGTGGAGACCTTGGGCGGAATGGACTGTCCCAGCTATACGCCGTGCCAGGCGCGCCAACTACATTCTCTTCTGTCAAGGTTTTGAAAATACTTGACTTTCGTATTTTAAGTTCTTTGGCAATTTCTGAAACAGTAGCTCCTCTTTTAAACATTTTGTGAGCGTCATACACCCAGGATGACGGAAATTCCAAATCTCTACGATTAGGGAACAAACTCAAGTCAGGCCTATCCACCAATGGATGGTCACCGTAATCTTCGAAGAAGTCTGCATGCGCAAATGCGCGCGGGTCCAAAATTTCAAGTGTTTTTCCCTTTTCTTTTTGGGCCAGCAATACTTTTTTATTTCCGTCCCAACCCCATAAGTAAAATTCGTCCGACTTTTGGGCAACTTCTGGAATTATATAGAAATTTCTGGCCATGGTGGCGCTGATTATGTGTCTGGGAAGTTTTCTGGGGTCGGTCAACTGCCTCATGTCGATACGTTCTTGAAGAAATTCTTCCGGCGCAACAACATAATGCGCAGTTATTTCGTAGCCTGCCGCCTTGGCGTAATCCAGGGTTCCATATCCCCTGTTGTATTGGCCCGTAGAGTCATAAACAACATCTTTGTCCCTATCTAAAGCAACTCGAAGCGCCATATCGGAAATAACTCTCGATTCCTCGTGGGCAACTGTTCCCCACTCGGTGTCTCCGGCGGCGTGCGCAGCTACGGCCTCTGGGATTACGGTTTTAATTTCGTCAGCGTCAACGTGAACTGCGGAATCGACATCGGGGATTCCAGCTTCTCCTGATTTCCTCATTGTTGATTTTCCACTACCAGGAGCTCCACCGACAGAAATGAATCGCTTTGGCTCCCCCGGCTTGCGGTTCTTTTTTACAGCTTCAGACATTCCGACGGCAACTTTTGTATATAGGTCAAAGAAACGTTCGTCTGTTACTTTTGTTGTTCCCTGTCCGAATGTGTTTGGTACTTCGATTCCTTCGTTTCGTTTTTCTGGTCGGTGATTTCGCATCGAGTCCCATAGATTTGGGTCGTGCTTAATTGATGGGGGAACATATCCAATTCTGTCACTGAGAGTTTTGTCGATTGGGGGCAGGGCAGCGCCACTTCGTGGATTTGGATAGGGCGGTCTTGGCGGAGCCTGTCTGGTTGGTCTTGTTTCCGATGGCTCTTCTTGAGGTGCTTGATTATCTCTTTGCGAAGTGAATCCGAATGGAAAATCAGGGCGCTGATTTCCCTGGTTTTGATTCTGTTGCGCACGACGCTCTATTTCTGGGTAGAAATTATTATCGTAGTCACTTCTCTGTCGAGCATCTGAGAGAATCTCCCATGCCTCACTTGCCGCCCTAAATCGCGCTGCGGCAGAAACATCACCTTTGTTTCTATCCGGGTGATATTTTTTTGCTAAGTCTCTAAACTTCTTTTTTAGAACAGCCAGGGAGTCATTTTTATCTGCCTCTAAATCTTTATAAAAGTCTCTTCCCGACCACTGTTTCCTGGGAATCGCCATCCGGCCCACAACGGACACATCAAAAACCCCATCCGGCATATCTCTAACAATTCTTTTTGCCCGTTCATTTGTCAGCTCGCGTCGACTAGATGTTCTATCCTGTGTTGCTATTTCAAGAATTTCTTTTCTCACATCGTTGAATTTTTTACGCGTGGACAAAATGCTATTACCCAAAAGCGACACATCACCATTTCTATCAATTGCATTTCTCCGACCGTTTATGACAGGAACCAGTGAGTTTTTTATTGGGAACCCAACAAATTTTTTAGATTCCTGTCTGGATGCGCGACGTTGGTTATCTGGCGTATTCGACTCGTCTGCTTCGCGAATTGCTCTTTGGGCATCCCTGAATCGTTTTTGTCTTTCAGAAATAGACATCTTTTCTCTCGGCATCCAGTCAAGGTCACCATTGTTCCACTTTTTGTTTGAAGTTGGCATCGATGATTGTGGGAGAATTGCATCAAGGCGAGCAGCGGCAATTCTCAATTCCGGTATGTTGTAGAAGTTATTTATGTCGCGTTCTGTTGTTTTGTTAAACCAGCCATCACGGCCGACTCCCCAAAATGGATACCATCTTCCTGGTTCAACATTGCTTTTGCCGCCACGACCAGAACTCATGTAAAACGGAACATTTATTTCGTCGTAGAATCTAACGACAACCACCGGTCTCTGTGCAAGAGTTAAAATTCCTGAATTGTAAAGTTCTCCGTCTGGCCCAGAAAACTCAAATTCGTAAGCCTTGGCCATCGGAAGAAGTTCGGTCTGTCTAAGATTTTGGGATGCACTTTCTATAAGTTGCATATCTGATTCGCTTGGTCGCGAATCAAATGGATATCTCCTGTTGTCGTCTTTCAGGCTATTGGTAGTCCGTTTAACAAAATCGCGAGGAGGTCTGCTCTGAATTTGGCCACTGATAACATCATTCCGAATGCGACCAGCTATTGCATTTGATGCAGACCGATTAGAGATTTTTTTTTTGCCCGCTGACGTTACCCCGGATACCGGGGAGCCAAAATTTAACGCTCTTGCTGTGCTTGAGCCCCTCGGCAGTCCGCCGTATCTGTCACCGACGTAATCCGGGCTCGACGGGTCATCAAATTTGGGAATATAACTTTGCCTCTTGCCGACTATTAATCCTTCTTCATCGAAAATGAATCGGTCGTCTCCACTTGCTCGCGCTATTTCCGCTTCGCGCTGCAGGTTGTCCCATTCTCTTGTCCCAGGCATTGGTCTACGGTAATACATGTCGCTGATGCCAAGGTCTCGCTTGGAGTCGTTTATATCAAACCCAAGAAAACCGTCGTCGATGTCATCAGTTATTTCATCAGAGCCAAGATGATGCGGCATCTTAACAAAGTTGTCATACTGTCTGTATTCTCCAAGTATTGCATCTGCGACCCATGGCGGACGAACCTTATTTGTTGATGGCTCAACATACTGAGACATTGGCCAAGAGTCAAATAATCTGTCAAGCTCTGGAAGCTCCGATAGGTCGTCGTTGTTGTCAAAGTCGAAGTTGTCGTACGACTCTCTGGCTGCAGGGTTGGACAAAACCTTGTAGGCCTCCGAGATTGTGTACAAGCGGTCAACAGAGTTTGGCTCATTCTTCATCGCCCTGGACATAATGCCAGAAACTTCAAAAGTAAAAGCATCGTCAATCTCGCGCTGGGACGCCAATTCCTCAACTCCTAGCTCTCTGTAAAGATTTCGCGAGTCAATATTTCTGACACCCTTCATTGCGCCGCTTATTCCATCGGAGTTGTTCAACTTGGACATAACAGCAATCTGTCGAGCTCTCACGGACTCTGAGGGAACCTCAAAATACCTAGCGATATCGTCGATGGAGGCACCGTCATTACGCATATTAATAAAATCAATGTCCGCACCACTCAGAGAGGAATTATTCGTCGCGAGGACGCGCCGAAGCGCTTTGTGTTTGAATGTGTCAGTTTTTTCAATTGCTGAAGAGTAAGAGTTGATTGATTGACGCACAGCATCCTCTGACATCCCGAATCTTGAGGCAATATCCCTCACAGAAGACCCCATATGCTGATTCATTACGTAAATGTCTTTGTCGTTATTTCGGAAGTCTCTAAGGTCCCTTGCGTTGAAATAAACGCCATCTCCCTCAATATCGGTCATACCGCCAACCATGTAGTTCATGCTTGGAGTTCTTCTGTGGTTGATTACGTCGAGTTCGCGCTTGACTCCCATAAATTCATCAGAATTGTTTCTGCGAAGTTTATAAAGAGCTCGCTGCTCTATGGTCTTTACTCGTCCATTGTCCATTTTTGTGACTTCAGATATATCAGAAATCGAAAGACCATCGAGTCTCATTCTTGTAATTTGCTCTTCGTCTCGGGAAAGCACATCTGCTTCGATATCGGTTAGCGCTTTACGGTAGATGGCGTGGTGCTCCGGCTGCAGCGATTCCACGTTATCCCTGTATGACTCAACCGATTCTCTAACCTCTGATTCGGGAAGTTTGTACTTTCTAGATATTTCCGAAAGAGACATTCGCTTATATATTGAATCTACATACAATGCTTTTTGATTTGGAGACTGCTCATAGCGACGGATTACATCACGCATGTCTCCAGTAGTTGTCGAGCCATCTTTTTCTTGCATGCCCAGTCGACGAAGAGTTTTTCCGACCCTGGCTGAAGAAATATCCAAGAAGTCGGCTATCTCTGGCGTGGACATTCCCTCAAGAGCGAGTATCATTACGTCTTTTGCAGCATCGTTTCTTTGCTTAGTAAATTCATCCTGTGGCTCCACCCTGCGAAGCGCAGGTCCGGTGTGCCGCGGATTTCCGGCAATACTGAGTTTTCTTTCCGAGATTATTCTAAAAATAAGTTCATCCGTTGGGGCTAAGCCGGCAAGCTCATTGCCCCTGCCTGCCTGTGAATTATGACCCCTAACGAGGTCTTTGGGTTCTGGCGAATTTCCATTGTTGCGGACTGCGAATTCAAGCGCTGCTTTATCTGACATGAATTTAGCAATTGAGTACTTGTCCATACCGGTCATACGCAAGTTGATTACATCATCAATAAACTTTCTTGCAGCTGGGTTATCTCTTCCGTTGGGAAGACGACTTACCTTGTCAAATTCGTCAGGGCCCATTTCGGTCATTGCTGCACGCATCGAACCAGACACTGCCCCAGGCGGTATTTGTGGGAAATTTCTCTTGGTTCTCCTTGGTGGCAATCCACGCTTGGCTCTCTCTGTGTTAATCAGAGCGTCTAGATGAGCATGTGTTTCTTTGATGATTCTTGCCACTCTCGGTTTGGATATTGCATCAAACTCCGAACCAGTTGGCCTCCAGCCCCCATTTGTTGTGTCTGGAAGTTCTGTTGGAAAAAGTTTTAGGCGTGGATTTTCTTGGTCGAATAAAGTCAGGTCTCGCTCAAGTCTTTCGGCGTTGTAGGCCACGCGCAATTCGTTAGCGTCTCGTATTATTCTCTGTTGACGTTGTCTTGCCAACCAGTTGAGGTGGGAGAATTTTTCTCCCAGGGACGATAATTCCGGGTCCTCATGGGCGGAAAAAGCTGCATCGAACCACGCTGCGTGTCCAAATCCAAGTGGAATATCTCCACTGGCAAGGTCTACCAGTGGAACGAATCGAGCTGATTCTGCATCATCGCCAGCTGTTGGTTCCCAAGTGGATGGAACTTCCACGAGAACTGCAGAAACTTCTATGCCTTCGGCAAAACGAGGGTCCCAGTCTGGAGAGTCTATTGTTCCTAGCTTCTGGGAAGAAATTAAGTCTTCTGGTCGAAGTCCTGTTTCTTCAAGTGCCTCACGTAGTGCAGAATCAAACAAATCTGCGTCACCTTTTGTCGGGTCAAACATTCCACCAGGAAGAGCAACGGTTCCTTCACCATCTTTCCTATGCGGGCCAAAACCTCGTTCGATGACCAATGCCTCGAGCTCGCCAGTAGATGGGTTCTTTCTAAGAATTAATGCGTCTCCTGCCCTTTGCTTGGGGAGTTTATCAACAGCAAATATGTATTTGTTTTTTGTTCCGTCAGCCTTGATTGGCGCAATGTCTGCAAGGTTTTGACGGTGAACCGAGGCAGCTCGATAGCCACTTTGTCTGAGTCCAAGGCGCGCAGCTTCCCACTCAGCTGTGTTCTGTGGAAGCTCTTGGCCACGTTGCTGTTCTCTAAATTTTCTCCCAAGAACCAGGCTCGCCTTGTAGGCGGCGTCTTCGTTTGGATAAGACTCTGGTGACATTATTTCACCATGCCTATTGACCATGTACCAGCGACCGTCTTCTAGTTCTTCTGGCGCAACTTCCAGAAACCCACCAAGCTTGAGTTTGTCTTTACCACCAAAATTTTTAATTCTTTCGTTGCGAGAAGTGCCTTCCATTCTGCCCGTTATGCCGGATTTGTAAAATTCTGTTGGTCTTTTATTTACGAATGGAGTTACATATCTTGGCGTTCGTACGCTCGGGTTTGAGCCAGTTTGACCGACGCGACCCGTTCGTTGACGCAAGCGAGTGGGGTTTTCTTCATTACCAAATAGCCTTGGCGTATTGTTCACAGCCTCTAGCAGTCTCATGTAAGACTTTTCATTCTGATTAAGTCGATTAAACGCTGGGGAATTCTCCATGCTTTGATTGTTATTCCGAATTGCCTCTTGTATCTCCCGATTAAACCGCTTGTTAAACCCCGATGCGTTTCCAAGCATGGGTTTGGTTACATCGAATCCCGCGCGGTCATACCTCTTGAGAATTCGAGGGTCTGCAAATCCGAATCTTCCTTCAGCGGCCCTACGGGCACCTCTGCGAGCAGAATCTTCAGCTCGTCCAAGCGCCCCAGCACCCTTCATGAATCCAGTAATTCCCTGACTTCGCGCCTGTTGCGATAGTGATTGCAATTCTCCCTTGAATCGCTCGAGCTCTTGTTTTCTTTGTCGTGCACGATTAAAAATTGCGGTTGTAGATGACGAACCAGCCGGGTCTCCAGTCTGAAGAGCGAGCGAGCGCTCATAATTGACCAGAATGCGCAAGAGTCCAGGCTTTTCCTCGCCTGTTCTCCTATCGACATAGCCAAACATTTCTTCGTTCCACTTATAGATGCGGTTCATATACCTGAGGAGCGGTTCTTTTGCCCTGTTCCAACCGGTCTGGCCAAATCTATTTCGTTGATTTGGATTTTTGGGGTCGACCTCGAACAATCCCGGTCTCGTTTTTAGCAGGGAAGAAATCATGCCGTGAAGCATCTGTTTCGTTCTTCTAAACTGGTCGTATTCAATTCCAATCTTCTTTATTGTTTCGTCAAGATATGTAATTGCCCTATCGATTGTGTTCTGAAGGTCACTAGCTGTAGCCCTGGTGGAAACATTTGGGTTTGAAAGTCTTGCTATTTCGCGTATACCTTCAATTAGTTTTTTTGTCTTGGCTTTTTCGAATGCCGCTCTTCTTGTCTGAAAGGCCGTTCTTGCCACTCCATCGAGATTGGTCCTGTTTGCACTCGGTATACTGTTATCAACCTCGTGCATATGTAATGCCTGGACAACAGTGTTTACGTCTCGAATTTCTTCCTGAAAAGCAATTTCTTCTGGTGTTAAAGTTCCTACCTCAAATAGGTTCCAAAGCTTCGCGCGTTCTTTTGCGGCAGCTTTCGTAGAACCCAAATACTGCTCATTTTGCTTTAAGCGCTCATCCTTTGCGAGTTCACCAAGCAATCTTCTGTATTGCGGTCCGCTGGTATCAATAATCTCTCCAGACGCATCAGTCACTCGTCCTGCTCTTGCCGAGAATGATGCCCCACCATAATTCTGCAGACCAAGTTGTTGAGCAAGATTATCGAGTGTCTCACCAACAACCTCGCCAGTTTTCGGGTCTTTGCGGAATAGCTCAGGGTTTGTCTGCTGAAGTACATCGATTAGTTTGTCCCACCGAATATTGGGGTCAATCAACGCTGGGTCTGCGCCCTCTTCGAACTCGCCGTTGTAACGACTAAGTTCTTCCGGCACGTCCGTATATCGTGCAATTATGTGACTGTTGTGTATGTCTGACCATTCTTGTGCATAGTTTCCAGCCAGATACTCGTTCCACAAATTTTTATCTACTTGGTATTCTTTTGAATTAAGACCAACCTCCTTACCGTCGGCGTCAGTTACCTTGTTTAGGGGGTGATTTTTGTCGCCATCATAGGGACCAAATCTTTCCCAATATTCATCAGTGTCTGGAGCTGCAGTGGTTGGTTCTTGGTTTTTCTTGATGGAGGATATTGTGTCGCGTATATTTTTCACATCATCCTTGGTGAACTCATCGCCAACTTCAGGGCGATTTTGTAGGCGCTCCGCCTGGGAGTCGAGGATGTCTTGGTTTGCTTGCTGCATTTCCTCAATCGACGGAGGGTCTGGCTGCATGCCTCCTTCTTCTCCTTCTTCTTCTTCGCCATCAAGCAGGTCTCCGGGCGGTAGCTCAAATTCGTCTTCGTCGTCTTCTGCCAAATCAGCTAGCGCATTAATCAGCCTTTCGTTGAAAGCTCCAAGCTTGTTAAAGTCGGAAAGGATTGATGGCCCTATCTTGTTCTCTATTTCTCTGCGTTGCAATGCAAGGTTTAAGAGAACTTCTGCCAGTTCTGCGTCTGTGAATGGTTTTTTTGTAGCTGGGTTGTCGTACATGCGAAACAATTTGAATGCCCCAGACTCAATCCATTCGCGCAACGTATACGGTTTGCCGGTTGATATGTTTATCGGCAGAAGGCTTTCGTCGGGAACTTTTGTAGGGTCGTTTAGGAATGTCTCAAGAGCCATTGCTTCATTTAGGAGAGAAGATATGCCGTTTATCTGTTGCAATTCATTAAACATTTCAGGGTCGAAATTTTCCTGAATTACTTCAATCGCCTCAGATACGGCGTCAATCTGGTCTCGCAGTTCTTGTTCTGTGTAAGGTTCGTTTGTATCCGGATTGATTGGGATTTTCTTCACTGCCTTTACTGGCTTCCCACCATTGAGCCAAGTGGTTAGCTGTTCGTTGAAATTGTCTAAGTCTTTTTGCTCTGATTCATCGAGAAATCTTTGAAGAGCTGCGTCGAATTCTGGTGTATCAACGTCGTACCCCTCTTCGGCAAGCACCTTGCGACCGACCTTCATTCTGTATTCAAGAGTTTGAAATGATGACGGTAGCGCCGCCAATAGTCTTTCTGCATCTGACAGTCTTGCTTGGGTTGGAAGAAGTTGTGCTGCCTGCTCGACGTCCTGCACAGAAGGTGAGCCCGTGTTTGTTAGCTCTGGCAAAACAAAAGTATTGAAGAATGACTGAATATCACCATCACTCATTGCGTCGATATCCAGGCCGGCAATTATGCCACCTGCATTAAACTTTTTGTACTCATCAACAAACGCTTTAACTAGCGGTCTCTTAACTGATGCGGCAAGAGCAAGCTCCCGCGGAGACAGTGGCGCATTCTTTGCTTGATATGCAGGAACGGACATCCCAGGGACCGAAGATATATCTCCAATTGTAGATGTCCATAAATTATCCAATTGGGTATCGTCAAGAGCATCAAGCGCCTCTATAGACTTGGTTACGTCTCTACCAGCAAGAACTGCGTTTAATGAAGGGAATTTCGTAGAAGCATTCGGGTCGATGGCAAATCCTTTGAGTTGCTGGCGCTTCCATTCCTTCCTTTTCCACTCTTGCTCCTGTTTTGGCGTCATTGAGCCTGACATCTTGCCGGTGATTGTGTAACCACCAGCCATTGCGTCTGCAATCAAGTCGTCTCTTCTGTACGAACGCGGAGTGCGCTGTTCAAAGGAAGCCGCAGAAGTAGTTCTCTTTGGCTGAACCTCGAACTGGTCGAGACCGCGGAATCCTGGTCGCGGTTTGCGTGAGTCGGAGAAAGTTTTTACAAGTCTCTTGTCATCTTCTCTGACACTTGGCACATAGCCAAGACTTATATTGCTTGAACGGTCCGGGTTCTTTCCTGTCTTGAATGTGTCGAACAGGTCTTGAACCATATTGTCGCGATTTTTTGATGAATCAGGATTTCTAAAGACGTATTGAACCATGGAGTCCCAGTCTCGGAACCTGCCTTCGGATATTGCTTCCGTGAATGCGTTTCTGGAGTTGGAAAACTTTTCAATTGCTCTGGTTAATCGTGGATTGTTGTTTGTGAATTTATTCCGGTTCGATTTTCTTAACTTTTTATGTTGGTTAATCGCTTGTTGTATTTCGTCCCTAACGACATCAAATCGGTCTGCAATTTCGGCAACAGTTGATTCACCAGTGATGAACTGTCTGTATATTTCTGGACGACTATCCCTAATGCTTCGAACTGCGTCACGCTCGTACTTAGGTGGGTATAGCTTCGGCTCCGGTTTTGCATCACGCACTGCCGCACGGATTTCCGTTGTTGGCTTGGTCTCTGGGCGCTTTGACTGACGTATTTTTTTCGGCTTGGTTTCTTCGATGCGTCTAGTCTGTGTAGAACCTCTTCGAATTTTTCTCGGTGAAGGCTGTGTCCGCGCAATACTAGAAGGAAGCGTTGTCGCGTATCTTCCGTCGGCAAGCCGTTCAGCTCTACCAAAAGCACGTGCTTCATCAACCTGTGGTTGACGTCGTATTCTTCCAATGTTGTCTGGGGTGCTTGCGGCAGCTCTCTGTGCAGCCTGGGCGATTCTCGCACCAATACGTCGCTCTTGAATAGTTCCTTCCTGGACAACGCTGTCTCCGTCTGCGTCTATTGCATTGGGGTCGAAGGTGGCGAATGCACCGCGAAGTTTTCCACCTATTCTTCTAGCTGCCCGCCCACCAGTAGATGAGCCAAAATTTCTTCTTCTTGTTACTTTTCCTATCCGTGAGCCAATTGCCTTAAATTCGAAATCCTCGTAAAACTCGATGTGTTTTTGCCCGCGGGTCGAACGCTTGCGTGCACGCTTCGCTGCTTCTGTGTTTTCAACGAACTGACGCCCCTCTCTGCTTCCTTGAATTTTTTTTCTATTCGTTGCAGCTCGTTGGCCTACAGTTAGACGGTTCCATGCTGCTGCGGGTAGATAGCGTCGCGTCACGTTTCCACGACGAGCAGGTTTGCCGTCAGAAGTGCGCCACTTTTGTTTTGTCCACTTCGAAAGTGAACGTTGTTTTTTTGTCTTTCCACCCTTGTAGCCACCACCAGCTTTTCTGTATGCGATTGCAAGTAGCTGAGCTTTTCTTGCACTCCACTGACCCGGGTTTCCACCCTTTGAGCCAGCCATAATTCTTTTCTTTAAAGTTTCTCGAACTTCTGGTTTTGTGTAGTTTGCGCTCTTGGAGTCAACTTTTCGACCACCACGACCGCCGATTACCCTGCGTACCTCGCGCTCAATTTCTTGTCTTCTAAATCTTCTACCTGAGTGGCCGATGCCAGATACCCTTCTGTAGTCAGATTCGTTTGTGCATGGCATCCATGATGCGGCTCCACTTCGGTTGTTGTACCTTCTGATACCAATGCAACCGATTTGTCTCGCTCTAACTCTGGCTGAATCCGGGTTGTCAAACACGTCGGGGTCAGATGGATTCACGACGCGAGCGCCGAATATCACCTTTTCTTCTATGTTTTGCATTTCTGCGGAATCATCCATGGAGGCTCGTTAATTTTCTCGAATATCGCTGATTTGCGATAGAAGCAGATGAAACAATCTTACTTTACTAGTACTCGACGGCGGGAGTACTAAAAGCCGGGTGTCAACCATTGACATTTTTATCATACGCCCGATAATGGATTTTCGTCGTCTGTTCGCCGTCCCAGTAACCGTCGCATATTTTCTACTATTTCCATACGTTGCCTATCTCTCTCCTCCTGAATCATTTCCTCTGTGAACTCTTTTTCCGGGAAAAAAGAAAGCTTGAGTTCCTTGGGGCTCAAGTTTTCATTACCAGGATAAGACAAAACAATCTCCATCATTTCCACCAGCCCTCTCCTCTTGTTTGCGTCCAGGTCGTCAGCGAGGCTTCGACGTAGAAAGTTTGGATTTGAATTCAGCGTGCGCTTTAGGTATCCAGGCTGGTTTCTTTTGAGGTATTCCTCGAACCATGTCGACGTAATTGGCGCCAAATTATCGATGCTCTGTGGATTGCTAACCGACATGTACTCAATAAGTTCTTTTCTCAACGCTTCAACCGTTGGTGCTTGGTACATGGGGAGGTCTGGGGAATTAATCAACGCATTCATCTGATTTCGGATGTACTCCAAAACATCTTCTTGCGAGAAGTTGTCTATTTTTTCGTGTTCAGGCAAGGGGATAAATGGTTTATCTGCCGGGTTGTAACCAAACCCCTCCGCAAATGCTTCATATAGCCGAGTTATTCTTTTGTTGAATTCCGCTATAAGCTTTTCTCTGTCATCATTGTAGAACAGGCGTACGCCAACTTCATTTCCATTTGCGCCACGCATCGTTGAGAACGGGTTTCTCAGCCATGACTCGAATCTCGTCCAGTATTCCCTCGGGTTTACGGTTGGAGCAAAATGCCCGAGAAGGTCACGAGCTTGCTCCCCAGCCGCAGAATCCGGGTTGTCGGCAGTTAGTGAATGAGTAAAAAGTGTTCCATACTGGTCCCTAAATCCCGGATAGCCGTTCTTGCCAATTGCGGGGGTCCAGTGCACACCGAGATTTGAGATTAGGTCAAGGTTGTCCTTTAGTACTTCACCCAATCCCTTTTTACTGGAAGATGAGTGTTTCCGCCCTGGTGAAATAAGCTTGCCGAAATTTGCAAATCCGGATGTTATCGACCCCGACCAAATTTTTTCAATTATATCCCTTCTGGAATTATCGTTTTTCCAATCGAATGTGAGGTCTCCTCGGGAATCGTCGCCAATCACGTTCCTTTCATCCCTGCCGTTCCAGAGGATGCGGAATTGAGTATTCGTAGCTGGATTAAATTCGCGCGGAGAACCCTTAAACACGGTTGGCTGCAAGGAAATACCAGCCATTCTTCCAGCAACGCCATCAGAATCTTTAAAACGAGACCTTGGTGTGTATTTGCTCGGGTTTGCCCAGTATTCGTCGTTGCCTACGCGCACTCCATTGGACTTTAGGGTCTCTACTAGATGCCGCACGGAATTAAAAGAATCTCGTAACTCGTGTATCTGAAGCGACCGTCCTATTTTAAACAAACGCTGTTGATTTATGTTCCCGTTAGGTTTTTGGTCTGGTCTTGGATTTGGAATCCACCACCCGGTTCTCATGTTCCATCCAAGGCTTTCCATGTAGGCGGAAGCTGCATCTCGAATCGATGCAAGATAACTCTGGTTTTGTTTAAGCCTTTCAAGTGGCTCGCCGCTGACGTCGTACATAAATCCGTACGGTCCAGAGCCTTTGTCTATTGGGAATGTCCACCAGTCGTAATGCTCAATGTGGAAATTTTTCCAATCGTCATTCTGCTTCCAGCGCAAAAATTTTTGCGTTTGGTTTGCCTGCTCTTCAATCAGTTTTTCGTCACCGATGTACGGTGTTTCATTTCTGAGCGGGCCCGACCCCATTGCTCCGCTAATTGTTACTTTTTTCCCAGACTTAGGACCAGTTGAAGCGTAGGCTCTGAATTTATTTCCATTGTAAGAAGTTTTTATATCCCTGGTTCCCGGTCTGTTCCAGTAGTGAACCCGGCCGCGCAGTTGCATTGCCGTGATTCTGTCTTCAATTTCTACTTCCAGAGAGTCGATTCCTCCAGTAGCCAATCTCATCACGTGGTTTTCCATATCCGAAAGAAACTTTCGCCGTTTTTGACCTAGAGACTCTTCTGGGGTTATTGGTTTTATTGCACTAGCGGCAGTTGCGACTGGTTTTTTTATTGGGTTATATGGCAAATCATCTTCACCCGTAAGGGGGTTCGTCCATTTCCCATCGCCGTCACCATCTCGTGAAACTTTTTGGAATTTTCTTCTTGCAGCCCTACCTATTGAGCCCAATCTGCGGCCGACCCGTGGCACTCCCTTTCCGGAAATACCGCCGACATTAACCCCTGTTATTCCACCACCAGGGCTTGCATCTATTCTGACAACGCCACGTTCCCCCAAATTTTCCCATCCGTCACGATGTTCTCCAGCAGAACGCTTACGTGTGCGTTTTTTCTTTTTAGAGAAAAGCTCAGGGACCAACTCTTCTTCATTTTTCATTACGGTCTCTTTTGTTGCTTCATGTACTCCGACTCGTGAAGTTCACCATTTTCTTTTGCATACAAATCCAAGGCCAATCGGTGGTTGTCGTTTGTTGCACTTCTAAATTTCTTTGCTTCATCTATTTCTTTTTTGAATTTAGATTCAAATTCAGAAAATGGTTTTGCATCACCGGTGATGAAATCTACTATAGGTAATGATAATCCATCAATATACGCTTCTTTGAGAGCCATTTCATATTCATCTGCGACAAGGTCTTTGCCTGCGATGAACATAGGTGGGAAATTCAAGTTTTCGAACAGGTCAAAGTATTTGTCTATAAATTTTCCGCGATTGTACTGATATCTTGCATCGTCTGAGTCGATGTTTGCATTGCTCATGAACGTTACCAGTTTCTATCTTTTATAGGTGAGTATGCGGTTCCGTTTGGGCTTTGGACCTGCAGATTCCTCAGGTGATTTGTAATAGCGGTATAGTGCTTTATTCCTGTCCTCAGCATAATCATACCTGAGCGATTCATCATAAGCACCCTGTCCCCGGCCGGATTATCAGGCCTGCTGATAGCTTGAAATAATTCTGATGGAAGCACCGTTTGAACCACATCGGGAATCAATGCGTCAACCCCCAACATCGATGCGCGAGATTCTGCCCCCAAGTACAGAATGCTTCGCATGGCTGAATTGAGTCTTGTATTGTGTTTTTTTGCATCTATGCCTGCTTGCCCAGGTTGTGATTCATCTTGGCGCATCTGCGCGAGCTGCACGAACCAGCTGAGATGTTGAGCGTACCAAGCGTTAACTTTTTGACGCAATGCTTTTGTCTCTTCGATTATTCGGATATTCTCCGGTGTGTCGGGTTTTAATCTAACGTCCCTAAACATATCTTCCCATGCAGACTGCGACATGCCTCGGTTCGGCGGCCGAGTACCCAGTGGACTGTCTCTGTATAGCCCCTCCAGGGTGAATGCTCCCCATGCATCTGATATATCAAGTGCTTTCAACTTTGACCTACTTGACTTTCTTACGGTGAGGTCTGGGCCGATAGCGGTGAGTTGTTGAACTACGTCTTCAAGTTGTGCAATTTGAGTTGCGGTGAATTGTCCGGTATTCGCGTCTGGGAGAACACTGTTCGGCGCCAGCAATCTTGCTACCTGCTGTCCGTGAGATGCATTGACTCCAGTCGAATCAGGAGCGCCAATTGCATTATAGATTCCCCACAGATTTTCGTATAGTTGCCCTGAATTACCAGAAAACAAAGCATGAAAAACGTCTTTGTGGAATATTTCCGATTGGTCGGTTATTACGGCAATCATCGTTCCGCCGTGTCCTCCATGATATGAGGACCAACCACCACCAGGATTAAATGTCCAATACTCGCCGTGCCCCTCTGCCTTTCCGCCGGCTCCCGGGACAAATCTGTCTCCACGGAGAGCCATGTTTACCCACTCTTCTTCCTGTGCCGTTTTTTCCGCTGTCGTTCCGGTTGGTGCCTTAACGCCGCGCGTTATCACGAGTGCGCGCCTATTACCTGAAGAATCCACAGAGGTTAAAATTTCGTCTAATTCTTCTTGATTTACCAGCACCGGCAAGCTGCTAGAACCGTTGTAATACCAAAAGTGAGCAACCTGCACGTCGGCTAGCTGTGTGTAGTTGAAATCCGCACCGTACATAGGCGTATTTTCCATGCCGGTAAATTTGCTTGTGTCGCTACCATCCCCATTACCCCGCATGGCATCTGCGGCTTTTTTCTGTAGTACATCCATTGCGACGAGTGCATCAATTTGCTCTTCTGCCAACTGAGCGATACCTTGAGTTGGGTCGTCATACAGGCCCTCGGCTCGATGCTGCGCCCTCACGGCGAGGATGTCATCCAGAGAGCGAGGCTGTAACGGAGGAGTCGCCGTTCCCCATGGGTCAAGAAGTTCTGGTGTTGCGTCAAAGGCTCCCTCATTGCGAGGAATTCCTTTATTCGCCCTTGCTTTCACCCTGTCGAGCATTGCGCGCTTACGCTGATTTCTAGATTTTGCCATTCCTTCAAGTTCGGCACGCTTCATCGCCGTAATTGCGTCCAAAGCCACCTGATTTGATGTTATATGTCTATCAAGCAGCATCTTCGCTGCTTCTGCTCTTGCGCCCATCTGCAAATACATACTCATGGCAGATTTATTCTTGGGGTTATCGCTGAGTATCGCGAGGGCATCGTTCCGAGCTGTTGCCGCATCCCTGTAAGACGTGGATAAAGTTTTTGATGCCTGCTGCCAGGCGTCATTTGCCTCGTCTTGTAGTTGTTGTAGCTTGGCAGCCTTGGCATCCGAGAATGAACCAGAGAGGGAAGCACGCTGCAGGTCGGCGGCATTTTGAAGCTGCAATGCTCTGTTTATGTCGACAAGCATCTCGTTTATGTCGTTGCCTTTTACGGACTCAGAAGGGATATAAAAGAGTGATGGTTCCAAATCCATATCTAGACCTAAGCCATCAATGAAGGAAGTTCTGAAAACATCCTCAAATGCCCTCTTCCCAGCTATCGAACCAAGTTCTGCATTGGGGCTAACTGAAGAAAATGTTAGACCCAAGTCGGTTATGCTTGAATCTGGATTTGATTCAATTGAGCTATTTGCAAGAGCCTGCATTTCAGCAAACGTGAGTTGACCAAGTGTCGGAGGCACAGACAAGACAGGGTCGCCGTTCATCTTCGTGGGCTTGTATCCTCTCGCGTCAACTCGAGCAAGTATGTTTGCCCTAAGCGACTCGGCTTCGACATTTCTTCCAAGTATTCTGTCGACTGCCGCTGCGGCTGGGTCCGTCTTCGCTTTTCCAGTGAGCACCCGAGATGATATGTAAGCTTCGATTGCGTCCTTGAATGTTCTTGTGGCAACGTCGCCAGGTTTAATCGCATCGCCATCCGGATTCACTTCTGGAGCCAATGTTGCGAATCTGGTTGGGAATACCCCAGCTGGGGTAATCGAAACTCGTGGGTACGTTTTTGTCTCATCAGGAAGAACCGGGTCGTAGATTGCCGTTTGCTCAATTGGGAGGTTTGAGTAGTCTTCTATGTATTCGAGACTGACGGAATCCTTGTAGAGACCAGTGCTCGCCTCGTATTCAATGCCTAGCTGGGCATTTCCAACTCCTGGAGTTAAGTCAGGACCAGTGCCCACGGTCGATGGGTCCGGAGCAAGGGATGATTCTGAAACCATGAGTGGAGCCTTCTGCGGCAATTTTGTTACTTTTTTCGCTGCTTCCGGCTTACCCTGGTGTGGAACAACGTCGTATCTCTTTGGGCTGTCTCCACCCACTTGTAAATACGAAGACCAAACGTTCTCTAGAATTTTGTTTCGCAATGCAGGCTTTAGGTCGTTTATGTAAATGATGTCATTTGATTCCCTGGCTCGGGAAAGGGCAATCATGTTATGCAAGTCTGTTTCTAGGACTCCCGCAAACCTTGGAGATGTTTTGCGGACTTCTTCGATTCTGGCAACAGCATCAACTGTGGAAATTGGCTGATTCAAGTCTGGGTAGCCAAGCCTATTGCGCAGATTGTTTTCAAGAATGTCCAAATTCTGGTCAATCAACTTATTTATTTCTTCCAGCTCTGACCCCGTCATTGCTTCCTGGGCTCTTGAAGTTAGGCGGCGACCAGTAGATGTTTTGCCAAAAAACAAACCAACCGGCTTTCCATTATCGAAACCAATATCTAGTCTATTTTTTGCTTTTGCTTGTTCTACTGGTTTGCTAAGTGAAGCAGTTCTTCGTCTATTTCTACCGGTTAGTTTTGCCATTCGTTCCGAAACTGTTGGACGCATTTTTGTTCTTGCGATTTGTTCCAAAGCCGCGGAGCCGCCAATGAATCTAACTTTTCCTGGCTCGTCCGAGTCATCCCGCGATGTCACAATCGACATCAGGTGCCTTCCATCTGGAGTCATAAGGTGAGCGACTTGCGCTTCCGTGTCTTCCACATAAACCACAGGGCGTCCATTGAATTGGTTTGCTCGGAGAACGATTCTGTCCCCTACCGCGTCTAGCGTGCGCTGGGAGTCTGCGATGTCATCTGCATCTTCTGTAGTTGCAAATTTCCATGCCACATCCAGGTCTCTGGTAAGAAATCCTGGCTCACCAGGAACAACCCATGATACTGATGTCTGCTCTGTGAGTCCCATGTTTGATGGAGAGCCCGGTTGTGGGTCCGCGTCTGGGTCGTTGAATGAGCGCAGCCAGTCGTTGTAAATCTTTTTAAGTTCACCTTGATTCTCCATGTCATATGGAGTCAGGGCAGACTCTCGCAGTCTGGCGATTGCGGCATGATTTACTTCTGCTTGAAAAAATCTATCTAGGTCGTCAAGGCCCTTAATGGTGTTTTCGTTTACATCTCCACTAGCGGAAAAATGCGGCTCCATGTCGCGCAGAATTATGTCAACTTTTGGTCGACCCTCTCCGGAAGGCTTGGTCATCCAGCGTGCGCGCGCACGGCTTCTTGTGCGCTCGGGTGGCGCTGGCTCCGTGAATTCATTGAGCTTTCGTTTTCCGCCAACAGGTTCTGGTCTGTTTATTTTGAGCTGCTCGTAGTCTGCATAATCCTCGAACGTGACCAACTCCCCAGACTGCTCTTTTGCTCGTCTCCTCTGGCGTCGAGCAATTCTTTCGCGCAATTCGGTCGTACTGCGAGGAGTCTTCCCTCTAAGTTCTCTTTCAAGAGTTCGTTGTTCTTTGTCGCGCGAAGGACTTAGTCCACGCATAAAACGCTCCACGATAGAACGCGATGGTGTTATTTCGGTTTCTCTGTTGGGTGTTTTCTTTGGAGAGTTCCACGCGGTTGAGCCATAAAATTTATTATGCAAAAACTTACGCAAGTCTCTTGCGTGATTGCCTTTTAGTCCATTGACCACAACTTCTCGCGCCGCCACGGAAAATTTCGATTCATCAGCGCGAAGCTGCCTGTAGTAATCACCGAAAACATCCCCTTGTTCGTCGGAATAAAACTCGCCGAGCATAGAGAGTGTCTGGTCTTTGTCTGGACCTTTTGTGTCTATGTCAAGAAAACCAAGAGTGGCGTAGGCATTATTTAGCTCTGTTAATTCTTCTGGTGTACGAAGCTCAAACTCACCGACCGAACGCCCATCAATCCACAGCTCCGGAAATACATCTGCTTGTCCAGAAGGTTTTTTCAATCTTGGAATATAATCAGCAATCAAATTTCCATCGGAATTGTACAGGGACCCCCTATCTACTTGATAGTTGTATGTCCCCCATAGCTTGAATAATTGTGAAAATCTTCCCCACTGTTGTTCGGCAAATGGCCTATCTGGGTTTTCTTTTAGCTGACGCAGGGCTCTTTCAATTGTCCGAACATCGTTATCGTCAAAGTCGTCTTTTGTGTAGTTTCTGACGGATTGAAATCCCAACCCGTCGGTTTTTTCTCCAGCCCAATTAGTCAATTGTTTCACCGCGGAATTCACAACACCAGCAAGATACTCTCTGCCTGAATCTTTTTGCTTGAGTATCCCGAGGATTGAATCAATTTGTTTTGTGGCAACTCTATTGCTGCGCTCTATTTCCGCTTCATTGAGTTGTGGTGAGTTTTTTGTCTGTTTTCGTTCCGATTTTTTTTGTCGTCTTGCAAAACGTCGACCTTCGTAAATGTCTTGTGCTGTTGTTCTCAGTTTTTCCGCAATCTGAGCCCTTCGCTCTGGGCTCATGGCGCCAGTTATGGTGTCGTCATTTGAGAAGGTTTCAGTATTATTTGTTGGTGTTTTTCTTGTGGGGATGCCTTGTCTGCGAGTGCGTCTCCTGGCTTCAGAAACAAAACCTCTGGTTGCCTGGTCATCGGCAACGTCTCTGGCGGTTTGAGAGGCGGCTATTAGGACCCTGTTGCGTCTACTTACTGTTGGCCCAAGCGATTCATATCTTTGTCTAAACGTTGGGCGAGATTCTTTTAGCATCCGACGAGCTTGTTCTTTTTTGAGCTGGTCAGCCCTCCTCATCGCTCTGCGGCTGTATTTTTTCCCTGTTCTTTCTTTAAGTTTTTCTCCAACCTCGTCTAGTTTCTTTCCAGCCCTGTAGACGCTCGGAAAGGCCACCTCATCATCATCAAAACCCTTTGCAATGTCCTTCAGGGAGGCAGTCATCAATGCCCTGCCTATTCTGCGTATTGCCCCAAATGTGCACCCACGACCAAGTCTGTTGGTGAACTGGCCACCATTTACTGTTTCGTCAGGGCATCTCCATCCACCCCCGCCAGGCATGTTTGGGTCCCACATGGCTCTTACACCCTTAACTTGCAGCAACATTGAGCTGCGTTTTGAATCAAGGTTGAAAGCCTTTGCTTTGTAGTCAAGAGCATTTTGTTTATAGGCAACATCGATGGTCGCAATCGCAGCATCCACCACTGGCCATCTGTCTACGAGTTCCTCCTCGTTATCCTCGTTCATCTGCTCGTATTTTGCAGGCTCCTCTCCGGCAAGGGATTTTACTTTTTCGATGACCAGCAACGCCTTTTTGGAGATGGTGAATTTGAGTTCGTTTAAGTCGGCAAGTTCAAAAGTGCTCTCGAGTGAGTTTATAAATTCATCGGTTAGTTCAACATCTTTTTCAACGGTAAGAGACACATCGAGATTGTCGAGCGCTCCGCTACTGGACGACATCGCCCAGTCGGCCCATAGTCTCCCTTGGCCTGATGAGCCGAATGCAACTGGTTTCTTTCCATCGGATGGAAGAAGTATTGCAAAAGGCTGACCAGAGAGCTTGTCTCTAATTACCGTTGCTTTTTTCATCTAATCGATAAGCCAATCAGTTTCTTGAAATTTCCAGATGATGATTTAAGTATGTTGACACGCTGTTCAAATATTTTTTCGACAATTCCAAGATGTAGTAATTCTGCTTCAGAAAGCTGTCCATCTATTGAGAGCATTTGTCTAAATCGCTTAAAATCAAATTCTCCTGCTTGTTCGAGCAGCTTATCAAACAGCATTAACGCCCTCTTGCGCTGCTGGGCCTGAAGTTTTTCAAAATATTCAGCGTATATTCTCTGCTGCTTCTTCTTGAAGAAATCGTTTACTTGCATTTGTCGTCTTCCGCGTATTTCCGTCGAGGTCATACCCGAGAGACCAGCACTTCCATTCAAAGAAGCAACTGCACGCATTCTGCCACCGACGCGTATTGGCGCAATCGTGGAAGGGTTTCTATCCCTGGTATCGGTGAGATAGTCGGACATTAGAATTCCGACAACGTCCTCCGAGGGGAGGTCAGCAATGTCCATTGTCCTATCTTGAACGCCAAACATTTCTGCATCCTGAGCTTCTCCAAGCATATAGTTGCGCTTTTTTCCAGCACCAGCCAAACGAACCTTTGGCGCAATAAGACCCATTGAGCGCTGTAGTTCTGATGCCAGTGCGGCACCCAGATGTTCAAAGTTCTCATCAGGTGTTATTTCAAACACCGTTTGTCCATCGGCACGCTCGTGAATCAATACACCATTTCGTATTTTTCCAGTCTTGTACATTGCGCTACGACTGACAGCCTCCGACCGAACATTCGATGAAATATTCTCAATCGAACCACCATTATTAAGGTGACGGACCGCAGAAGCAAGGTCTTTAATTTTATCGTCTTCGGGAATTGCTTCTAGCTCTGTAGAGCGAGCGGACTGCTTTGACTTCTTTTTCTTTCGGTAGAAAGTCTCATAATGCCACCTGCGCATTGTTCGCTTGCCAGCACCTGCTGGGAGGTTGACTTTAATGACTTCATTCGGGTTTTTCATTCCTTTAAATTCTTCTTCATAAGATATTCCATCGCCCATTTCCTCTGCGATGAATTTTAATTTTTGAACCGGGTCATCATTGGCGCGCAGCTTCTCCGCCGTGGCCACAGTTCTACCAAGCTTGCGTCGTTCTCCAACTGTTAGCGGACGAGCTTTCCCGATGGAAACAGTTGAACCTCCAGATAGGACATAGGATATTTTTTCAATGCCGGTATTTGAAAGCATTCCAAGTTCTTCTCCACCAATTGAATCTGACGTCAAAGCATTCATCAGGAATGTTGCGCCTTCCATATCCCTGTTGTCGGGGATTGTCCTAAGAACTGCAGGAGAAACTACCGGCTCCAAGATGAAGCCGTCGCGCCGCACCATTCTCATGTAGGCTTCATTTACCTGCGACATCTGTCCGACTATGTCATCGACGGAGCGATTTCTGCGCTGTCTGTTAGCACCAGTAACTTTTGGAATTTGTGGCGCGCGCGACTGGATTACGTCACCAGCCACAGACACTGGCTTAACACGTGTGCCACCGACATCCTGGAAGGATGGGCTACGACGAGAGCCACGCAAAACAGAGGCGATTGTTGCGCCTATGATTCCAGGAAGGTCGAATAGTTGTTTTCCACATGTAGAAAAACGCGAGTCCGTAAATCTTCCACCGAATTGATACCCTTCTGGGCATCTGTATCCACGCTCTGGCTTGAGTGCGCCAAATCCACCAGGAACTCCTCGACCACCACCCGGGGTGAGAGCTGAGTAAATTCGTGACCTAACAGGACTTCGCACGTTGGAAAAGTTTCCAGGAGTAACGGCAGAACCAAGTCCCTGGAGAGTTTGAAGAATTCTGCTGTCCGAGCCAGTAGCTCCGACTTTTACTTCGTAAGCACTTTTTACTCCTCTGCGCTGCATTGCGCATTTGAAATCAATAATTGATTTTCTTTCGTTGACAGAATAAATTGGCGCTGTAAAAAGGTTAGTTCTAGATAGTGCGAAAGACGGAGAAATATGTCTAACTTTTACAATCTCCTGGGACGGGCAGCAATCAGAACTCAATATTGTTCGCATCTAGCGACTCCAATTCGTTTTTATCGATAACATACCCATCGACGTGTTCCCAGTTTTTTTCGTCTTCCACGTACTTAACGAAGTCCGGTTCCATGTCTATGAAATCTTGTAAGACTTTCACTGCATGGGTCCAATCATCCTGCGTGATGACTGGGGAAAAGGGCTCATCAACCGAGCGTATACCTGTAAATTCTACAGCCTTCCTGCCACTGCGTGATGTCAGTTTGCGCATTCTATTGTTGAATTCCTGGTCAGAGTAGAGTGAGCCACGAACAACCCCGCGCATCTTCTTGCGACAGTTTTTCATTCCTGGGTGGTGGCACCCTTCATTTGGCCACAGACCAGTTGTTTCGTGATGCAACCAGGCGCATATTCTTTCAAGTGGGTAAAGCTCTGGGTGGTCGGCAAGAATTACTCGGCATCTCCTGAACCCGCCAGGCTTGCGCATAATTGGTCTCCAGTAACGAAGGAGGCGCTCAAGATTGCCCCTGCGCGGTCCATACCCTCTGAGTACATCACCGGTAATATTTTCTTGAGGTATTATGGCGCCAGCAGGTCCTGCTGCTTTTGTGTCGACGGCAATTTGGACATCGCCATTCATAATTTTGTTGACCAGACTCATTTGGTCTCCTTGCAACCAGTGAATAAACCCCTGAATTTAATTGTACGCAAAATACTGTGATTTAAATACATGTCAACTAGATTTCCGAAATTCTGGCCTGCGGACTGGCTGAATTTCCTCTAGCTGGTCGTAAAAGTCTAAAGCTTTTTTGTTGTAGGGGTTCTTTGATGTTTTTCCAGGGTTTTCCGTGTTGTGCCTAGTGGACCAGTCGCTATCCCTGAAGTCTAGCTTCCAGAAACGTTTCTGTCTGTTGGTCTTCATAACTGGGAAGATGTCATTACGTCGTTCAATAAAAGAAAACAGCGGAACTGGGGATAATCTCTTGCCGTCAACAAACAGGCCGTTATACCTGTCGCCATCTGGAACAAAATAGAGATTCCCAGTTTTTCCGACTTTGGCGATTAGGTACTTTTTCACTTTTCATTCCTGCCGTCTGTGAGTTTATCAAACTCTTCCTGTATCTTTTCCAGTCTGCTTCTGGAGTCAGAAATATTTTTAATGTTTTTGAACTTTGCCTGACGCATTGACTCAACAAGTTCTTCTATCTGCTTGTCTATTTTTGCCTCAATAACTTCTTTTGATGTTTTTGACTTGGGAGCCTTACTTGAGAATGAGCGCCCATCAAATACGTCCAATCCGTAGTCATTGGTTACTGCAAGATTAAAACCTCTTGCTTTCGCTAATCTCTGAAGTCTTTCGGCTTCTTCAATTCTTCTTAGATTTCTAAAGTCGTCTGATATTTTCCTGTATTCGTTAACGTTGTCAATTCGTATGGCTAAATTTTTGGGTATCGCATTAATTGGCTCCACCCCAGACAAAATATCTTCGATTATTTTTTGCTCTTCTTTTGTGGCCGCAAAACTCCGTTTCATTTTTTCTTGAATTTTAGAAATTTCTTCGTCTGTCATGTTGTTGTCAGGGTCACCTGGCGGCGGCGGCGGTGGTGCTCCTGCGCCGGAGGAAGCAATCGCAGGGCCTTCGTCTACATACTCCGTAACGGGTAAGTACTTAAGTTCTCTTGGTTTTTTTGCAAATTCTTCCGGCGTAGTTGAGTTTGTAATATCTAGAGAATTAAACGGAACCCTCACCTCTTCGATGTCGCCCGGCTCTATTCCACCCATAATCAGGGCGTCCCTATTTCCCCATGCTCCGCTTATCTGGGGACGAGTTTGACCATTATCTTTTCTGTAGGCATTGAAATCATTTTTAAACTTACCATAGAGAAGTTCGATGGAATTTGATTCACGTTCGTCAAATCTTCCGTTAGGGTCAATGAGTGCGCGACCTATTTCGTCAGAATCTGTTGAGTTTGCCAGGACGGGAAATATGTGATTATCAAGGGCGTCACCGTTGCCGTAAGCTGTCCTTTGGCCGGTTTCTGGTTTTAGAATTATTTCAGCATCACCAAAAATAGAATTGAAACCATTGTTGCGATTTTCGTTACTTGACTTAAAAAGGTCAAACTTATAACGTGGAGAATTGACATCAACTTTATTAGAAAACTCCCTAAATGAAGCCTCTTGTTCAGCGAAGTCGCCATCGGAATGCACCATGTATCCAGTTATTGGGCGTTCTGCGTCGGGAAGGTCTGGGGAAATTCCAATGTCTGCTTCGTAGGCTTTTACTCTCTCTGACAGACGTCGCGGTTTGCCTGAATCGTCTCTTCGTAGCCCATTTTCCATTAGGCTCGAAAGTTCTGCAGTGTTTACGTTTATACGTGGTCTCTGGTCGATGCCAGCATGAAATTCAACTGCTGCCTGACGAAGGTCTGCCAGAATCTCGCGGTCTTCGGTATTGCGCATGTAGTTAGCAAATTCTGGGTCAAGTCCATTCATTGCAGAC